ATTGCGTTAGTTCCTGAAGGGTTCACCCTTAAGAAAGTTACAAAAGCGCAAGAGGATGCACTAAAAGACCACAGAAAACATGAGGACTTTAAGGCGTTTCTTGGTTCTTCAGGGTCAGGCCAAGGAATTGGTTTAGGATTAATAGCGGTTGTATCTATTGCGTTTCTTGTTCCTATGTTAATTGGTATGTTAAGAAAAGTTAGTGAAGATGATCCTAATATGACTGTAGGCCAATTTATAGAAACTGAACCCGACTTTTTACCACTTTATGCGCGAGCCTTTGCAGGTATTCCCGAAACATTACAAAACGTAATTATTCCCGAACCTATAAGAGATGAAATTAAAGCTCGAACTGGTTTGGATTTAGATGTTGGTAATATATTTGCGCCATTTTTTGAAGCTACTAAGGGCCAAGAGTAATGGTAATAGACACTTATGTTCTATTAGCCTATGCTACCATTTGGACTATCTTTTATTGGTTTTTATCTCAATACATAGCCGAATTAAGCAGAAGAAAATGGACTACATGGGTTCAAAGTGAAGAAAGTGACGAAGTATTACTTGAGGCTTTAGATGCAGTAGTAGAAGAGATAGAAAACCGAATGCATGAAAAATTAGAAGAGTTCCAACATTCTTTTTTTGGTTCTGTTGGACAAATGACAAAAAAAGCGAAAGAGTTAGATCCGATGAATAATTTACGAAAAGCGGTTAAAAGTGGTGACTGGCCTTCTATGATGATGGAATACATGGCTAACAAGAGTGGTTTAGGGGGTGTTTTAGGGGTAAACAAGCCCCAAACAAGCCCCCAAGAAGGGGTAGAAGAGCCCCAAATAAGGGCTAAACCACCCCTTCCTAAGCCAATTAAGCACGATTTATTGCATAAATAGCATAAATAATGCGTCGGCTTATTATTATTATTAAGTATTTTAATTAAGTATAGTTAGTTAGTCCTTCCATTCCTTACTTACATAATAAAGAACATTAGAACCCAAAGACTTATATAGGAATAAGTTATGTAAGTAATACTATGGGTGTAGTCGAATACGAACAAAACAGATTGAGAGAGAAAAAAATTGAAGTGAAAGCTTTGATAGCATTAGCTAAGTATGGAGTGCAGGTTCAAAAGTTTGAAGCTCTTAAACATTTAGAACATTTTGCATATCCTGAAGCCTTAGCCTACAAAATAAAACATCAAGAAACATTGGGGTTAGAATAATGGTCTTTGATTCAGAAGTAATCGAAAGAGATACAGTAGGAATTCAGATTATGAAGCTTCAACCAAAACTAAACAAGCGTTCACGTTGCGGAAAGAATGGTAAGTTAGTAGGTTTTACTTGTTGCGGTAAAATCTTTCCAGTTTATAATTTAGCGTTTACATCTTTGTGGTGTAACACTTGTGACCATGAAGTATTGAAAGAAAATATAACGGATTTGGGGAATCATAAGTATGGGTAGACGAAGAGGCGAAATTAAGGAAACAGTCACTATAAGACTAACTCCAAAAGCAAGAATATATGTAGATGATCTAAAGAAACGCTTTCAGCAATTAGCAGTATGGGGCTCTGGTAAGAAATTTACTAACTCACAAGTTATAGAACAAGCAATTGGCTACTATTTTAAGTGTAAAGAAACAGATTTTATGACTGATTTTAAAATGTGCGGGGCTTGCGGACAGCCTCGTGATAACCTTAAGTAGGTAAACCTGCCTTAAGCGTGTATGGTAGCACGACGTAAAGCCCCAAGACGTAGGGCAAAGAAAAGTTTTAACATATCGGCTATAGAAGCTGGCACTGCATTATCTTTAATGCAAAGCACAGGGGCCGCTTCTGCTTTAGATGCCGCAATGCAAGGCAATGTTAAAGGTGCATTACAAACATTAGAATCAAGTGTAAAAAACAATAAGCAAGTGATCACTGCAACTCTTGCAGGAGCATTTATCGCAAAAGCACTTACAAAAGGGTTCACAAGCGGAACCTTGGCCAAACTTGGCCCAATCCGCATAAAGGCATAAACACATGGCATTTTATCGCACGCGTGAAGGCGCACTAACTGCAGCAGATTCGTTTACAGCTTTAGGTAGCTTATACGGACAATCTACAACGGCATCTATACAGATACCAAAACAGGCAAGTCAAATAGTTGGCATTATAGCAACTGTATCAAGTGACAGTGCAACAAATGGAGCAACAACCTTTGCTGTTCAACTATCTGGTGACGGATTATCACAAGGACAGGAAACAATGGTTGTAGGTTCACAAGGTGTTGATGGAACACCAGCAAGTAATGGCGCTACAAATCTACCTTTTAGTTTAGATGTAGCAATACCAATTGTAGGATCTAATCAGGTAAGCGTTGCAATGGCAATGGACACTGATGTAGGCACATGTTCTTGCGCGGTAACATTAGTATTCGCATAAGGTAATATGGTGTATAACCGCGAGGGATATGCCCCGTGGTCTTTAACAAGGAAAGCGGGTGTTCAATCCGCAACAGTTGACGGGGACATAGAAGTTCCACAATACATACAGCCTACATTAGACACGGGTTTTGTTGACTTTAAAGGCGACTGGAAAGGGCGAACAAGTAGCGAAGAACAATTTCATAGCTTTGGAAAAGATGAGGGAATACCAAACGGTGGAGAAGTATTAGCCCCACAAGCTACAGGTTCTAATTGGCCGTTAGATATGACGGGCTTTATTGACGTTACAATAGCAATCAAACCAACTAACGGGGGCAATTATGCAATTAAAGCAATAATGGGGCCTGATGATTTTAGTTATGCTAATCTTAAACCTGTTAACCCCGCTTCTACACTAACTGGTAATATACCGGACGGGTTTGGCGTTACTTTGCGCGACTTGTTTAATGATTCATCGCAAGCTTTAACAGCTAATGTATGGAATATATTTATAGTTGGTAATGTTTTAAGATCACAAAAACTATTACAGTTTAGTATTACTAATAACAGCGGTGGGGAGTCAGATATAGAAACCGCATTCATGAGGATGGTATAATATGAAAATAAGTAAACAAGCAAAAGCAAGACTTAGATTAATGACTACTGCTGAAAAGAAAAAGGTCTTATCAGCAACACGAACACTATTTGACTTTCAAATTATAAGCGCCAAGCGTGCTGAGATGTTAGCAAGATCATATAGATGTTAAGATGAGTCAACTAAGCAAGTTAATAGATACCTTATTCAGAGGTCAGCAAGCTGTGCAAGCTTATCGTAAGCTAACTGGTGATGATGATGATAGCTGAATTATTCTTTATTGTTGACCTACTGAAAAAACGACAACTCATGGAACCGTCTACACCGACAGTAGGTCAGCCACCTTCATTTAGACCCGAAAAGATAACGTATGATTATGACCCTGACTTTAGATTAAAAAAACCAAAAGTAGTTCCACAAATAACTGAGATAGTTCAACCAATAATTATAGACCCAACTAAAATTGATTATGGTCAATTAGATTGGAAACCAGATTATAAGAAAGGTAAATTTTAATGCCAATTGCGTTAGTTCCTGAAGGGTTCACCCTTAAGAAAGTTACAAAAGCGCAAGAGGATGCACTAAAAGACCACAGAAAACATGAGGACTTTAAGGCGTTTCTTGGTTCTTCAGGGTCAGGCCAAGGAATTGGTTTAGGATTAATA